TAAACGACTTCTGACCGTTGAAATCGTCCTCGTTCTTGACGCACTTCATCAGGCTGTCGATAACGATGTGCTTAACCCCTAGCTCGATGGCGCAATACCGACTCATAGCAATCACCTTCTCCGGTGAAGTAGTTCCTTGCTGGTCGTAAAGGTACATCTTGTCGGATAGAAACTTATCCATCCGGTCAACCATCTTCGTGATAAATCCTTCCCTGTCGTGAGTCAACGGATCATCCAAGGATTCCCCGGAGAACTGTCTGAGCATCCTCTGTAGCGTTCGTTCAGGCTTCATCTCAAACGATGCTATGCAGACTGATTGACCCTGCTTGACCAGACTTAACGCTATCTGACCCGTGATAAGCGACTTACCACCACCGTTAGAACCTGCGTAGACAGTTACCTCACCCTCACGATAGGCAAAAGAATCATGGGTTCTGACCCAAGGCATAACGATCTTTTTTTCTACCGTTTCCGATAGGTAAGACTCTTTGATGGAGTCTAGCCATTCAGAAGCCTTCTTAACCCGTATCGTTACGTCGTTGGAATGTAGATACTTCTCTACGTCAATACTTTCTGACTTTAGGATTCGAGCCTTCCTAGCCTCGTCTAGTTCTATCGCTCTTGATTCAAGACTCATTGTTTCCCCCTTAATTCCCGACGCAGTTTACGAATTTCAGCAATTAGATTCTTGTGGTAAATGTTCATCTTGTGCAAATGTCTAGACCACTCTGGAAATCCTTGATTCTTCATATCCTCCACGATTTCAGGCGTATCCTCAAACCAAACTGCATGACGTAAGACATCTAACTCTCTTGGTGTTTTCATAGCCCCCCCTAGATGTAACTGACAGCTTCGTTAATTCTGGATACAGCCGTTTTAAGCCGTTTTCTGTCTACTTCCGATACCTGCCTACCCTCGCTCAAATCAAACGCCGCTACGGACGTTAGAAGCGCCTCAAATTGGATTATTTTCAGCAGGTCTGATGCGTAAAACGGTCTGCGTACTGCTTTATTAAAATGTTTTTCTTTAAGGGAACTGAGATTGTTGTCGCTAGGAAACAGGTCTGTCAAGTCCATTCCGACAGCTTTTACAATTTCGTAGGCACTACATCCGGCAAAGCACTTGAGCAAGATTCGACCGTCATCAGTTTCCGTTATGGCAAGGCTTGGAGACCTGTCAACGTGAGCAGGACAGCAAGCTATCCACCGACCTTTTGAACCTTTAACCTTTTCCAGCTTGTTTAGTAAGTCTCCAATCATTTGATCCTCCTGTCGTTCATCCACCAGTCTGTTTGCTTAGTTTCTTTTGGTTTAACCCAATCTGCTTGAAATCCTTGCCAGTTTCTAAGACACATCATTTCCATAGCAGATTCCAAAGTCATACTAATTTTTGCTGATTCATTTCGTATTTTTTTGATAACAGTTCCAGTTACGCTAGCTTCTTTTGATTCTCTATGTTTTAACCAGTCTGACCAAACATCATCACTAACGTCATCAGGTTTAGAAATTTCAACAACAAACTTTTTAGATTTCTTCTTTGTCTCTTTCTCTTTCTCTCTCTCTGTCTCTCTCTCTGTGGTAGCAAGTTGCAAGCAAGGTGCTAGCATAGTGCTAGCGTCAACAAAAAAGCCATTATCTATCAATGGCTTAAGTCCTGACTCTATGTCCTTGCTAGCAATACGCAAGCGAAATGCTAGTTCGTCGCTAGCAGCATTAAAACTACCGTCTTTTGACTCACTTGCTAACAACCAAAGTAAAGGTGCTATCGCTTTGCTAGCAATCGGTAGATTCATGTATGCCCTATCGTTGAGCAAATCCCGATGCAGCTTTATCCAAGGTGGACAACGATCCCGATAGTGCTGGAATTTCTCCCAGTTCTTAGGCTTCAAAAACATGGCCTTCTCCAAACGAAAAAAGCCCTAGGAGAGACTCTCACCGATTAAGGTGTTGGCGGACTGGTAGGCTACCAGCAGAGTCCCTTCTAGGGCTTGCCTATATCGTGCCGCCAAGCACGAGCAAAACTATACCTTGATCCCTCTTAGCTGACAAATCTTACAAACATTGTGTTCCTTAAACTGTCCTGCTGATCTAGACTTCTTACAGCCAGCGCAATATCTCAGGCCGTGGTGGTATTTCTTAATCGTTCCAGCTTTGTCGCCTGACGTTGGAGCTAAGGATTTTGAAGGTTCTTCTTTCAACTGGCTGTCCTCTAGGTGTTGTCTTTCTAGGCTCTGGATACTTGTCGACCTTAGGCTGAGTTTCTTGCAATTTTTTTAAGTATTTATCGTATTTCATTATCGCAGAATGTTGACGTTTGTTAATAGAATGTTTCTATAGGTTTACATTTATCTATAGAAATATATTTGCACTAACCTGTTAATCTGTGGCACTATTTCGGGGCGGTAACTCACTAGGGGATAAATATGAATGACCAAGAGTTTGAACAATACCTGATCTCGGAGCTGCTTGACGGACATCCTGACGATGTTTTGTGCCATATGGACGCTGCAAGCATTGAGGAAGAATTTAGCGAACTTCTGTTCGTTTGGTCAAGACATCAAAAAGACGCACAGGAACTAAAGGATGGTATCCAGCGGTTCATTGTCGGCATGATTGACCGTATCGTCAAAGAGCAGCGTCTACCAGCTTACCAGCCTACCGCAGAAGATGAGTACATAGATCATCAAGACAGGCTGTATCAGGAACGCAAAGACCGTGAGGCAGAAGAACATTTTAGGAGCAAAGAATGAACAAACTATTTAGAGCAGACGATAAGCTAGCTGACTTCATTGACCGTCATTCCGGTAAAGTCATTTTTCTATTGCTTCTTCTATCGTTACTTTTGGATAGCCTATGACATTCCCCTGTATCTTAGACAAAGAGTTTAAGTATGTTCCGTCAAGTAAAACGAATATTCGTAAGACTTTTGATCGTATTCGCAAAGAGCAAAAGGAGGCTGCAAAGATACAAACTATTCAGGAAACACAACCTAACAATATCATCTTCAATAAGAAATTCGCTAAAGGATAAATAATGGATACCAAGGTCTATGAGAAGCTACAGCAAGCTAGAGTCAAACTCCAGAACGTAGAACTCAAGAAGTCAGGACACAATAAGTTCGCAGGTTATCGGTACTTTGAACTCACCGACTTCCTGCCTACCGTCAACTCGATATTTGCTGAACTCGGACTCTGCCACACGCTAGAGTTCACCAGCGACCTAGCAACCATGCAGGTTATTGATACCGCTAACGGTGGCATTGCTAAGTTCACTTGCCCTATGGCTTCTGCTCAGTTGAAAGGCTGTCACGATGTCCAGAATCTAGGCGCATCGATTACCTACATTACTCGGTATCTTCTCGTTATGGCTCTGGCTATCTGTGAGCATGACGCATTAGACGCAACCACAGGCTCAGAAGAACCTAAGTCCGCTAAACCGATCACTAAGTCCGTATTCGATACGTTAGACGAACAATCTCAAGATGAGATTCGTAGCTACGCAGCAGACATCATCCTAATGATTCACAAGGACGAAGTAGCGGAAGCTGTGGAGTACATCAATTCTCTGGAACTAGACGCAGATTGGAAAACTGCACTCTGGTCTCAGTTGGATAGTAAGCAACGATCAGCAATCAAGAAATTTACTAAAGGATAAATAATGGAATACGACAACACTAACCGCGGTATGTTGGGACGTAACACTAACAAACAGTCTGACAAGCACCCAGACTACTCAGGCACGATCAACATCAATGGAACGGATTACTGGCTATCAGGCTGGCTTAAGGAAGGCAAGAACGGTAAGTTTTTCTCTCTAGCGGTTAAGGAGAAAGAGACTAAGAAGCCAGCAAAGAAGGTCGAGTTTCAGGACGATGATCTAAGTGATGCGCCATTTTAGGGATTAGCTACGAGGGAAAGCTAATGCTGGCTTTTCGATTAATAAATCGTCAAGGATAGAACCAGTGCTGCGAGTACCTCACCCATTAGCCTAGCGATAGGTGGCGCGTAACCTACGCAGCATACGCATAGCTCCTTTACGTTTGTCTCCCCTTCTATGTGAGTATGCGGACAGCCCGGAAAGACGGGCATTAACTCAGGAGAAAAAATGAAACTGTTGGACTATTTGAAAGAAACGCACAAGATCAAGAATGACCGTCAACTAGCTATTCGTATCGGCGTATCCATGCCTACGATCAGCAAGATTCGTAACGGTCATAACGGCGTATCGGCTGAAACAAAGATCGCCATCCACAAGGCTTTCGATATGCCTATTGCAGACATTGAGGACTTTTTATGAGCTTCGAGATTACGGAATTACAAGTAATCAGGTGGGCTGAGGCTAGAGGCATTATCCGCAACTCTGACTCTAAGACGCAGCTTCTAAAAGCAGTATCTGAGATGGGAGAACTAGCCGATGCAATTATCAAGCGAGACCGTGACGCAATTATCGATGGAATTGGCGACGTTCTTGTATGCCTTATTGTGGCTGCTGCTATTGAAGATGTCGATGTAAAGCAATGCCTAAAGGCTGCTTACGAGGAAATCAAAGACCGTAAAGGCTACTTAAATAAGGATGGTGTCTTCATTAAGGAAGAAAGGACTGTAGACTAATGGGCAGACCTCGTAAGAATCCTGATGATCCTAAGTGGCAACCTGTGGCAGAACAAGTTATGGGAGTACCAGTCAACGATGACTGGCGTATCTTCTTCGCAGCGGCTCTAGGAGGCTTAATCGCTAGAGGTAGCGGTCAGACTTATGAACAGATGATAAAGACGGCCTCAGAAATCGCTAAAGAGGCTCAGAAATCCATTCAATAATCCATTCATGTATCTATCAACTCGCCCCGGAAATAGAACTTGTCATCAATGACCTGTACTAGTTCCGGTGGCATCATTTGATAGTCAATGAAGTTTAGGATAGCGAACCCAGATCGCCAGTTCTTAGGGTTATCCTCGGAGTAGTCAAACTGATTACCCTCAATCGCCGCTAGAGTCCCTGTATCTACACCGTATCTTGTCCCTGTGTAGTCCGTCCAAGGTGTAACTTTAAGGCTATGCAGGTGTCCTGTAACGACAGAGATACCAGACTTCATCGTATTGTTGTACACAGCATGGATGCCATTGTGATAACGATGCTTAATCATTACCTTTTCATTGACCATCACGCTAGTGGAGAACTTCCATCGAGGAAAATGGTCTTTTAAGTCCATGCCCTCAACACCCCGCCAAGTATCACCTACCTGAGACGCTAAACGCCCGTTAAAGCGCATATCGTGATTACCCCATGTCCAATGTAGGTTAGCCCCTTTTGCGGCCTTCTCAATCTCTCCTAGACGTTCCTGACAGGCTTCTAGTTCCTGTTTAACGGTAGGCGTAGACTCCCATCCAGACACAGGATAACGAGAGATACTTGCCCCATCAAACACATCGCCATTCATAATGACCATCTTTGGCTTAACCATCTTGATGACCTTTACAAATGCCTTGTGAGCCGTACTGATTACATCAGGCCAATAATGACAGTCTGACGCTACTAAGATGTACCCATCTGGGATATTGACTCCGGTTCTGACATTGTTATTTGCGTAACTGACCTGAAAATCAGGGCTTCGCAAATCAGTCCCAGCTAAGATAATTGAGTGCCTTTTCTCTACATCCCTACGACGAATATAGACGTTTCTGATACTAATCCCTAATTCCCTACTAAGGATAGCGGCACTACCATATTGGTTCCACAGACGAATAAAATCCTCGTCCGTATATGAGCCACGTTTCATTGGTTCACCTCTAGTTAATTGCCCTACGATATTCTCCGCACCATTGATCCTCAGCGGTTATGGCAAAAGAGAAGCTAACTCCCTCATCGTCGGGGATCATTTGAGGAGGCAATCTCCTACATTCCCCGAATTCTTCTTTTTTATCACTTACGTAAAAGCTACAGGTACGGCATTGCGGCATACAATCGTCAGGAATCTTCTTCTTCACGATAAGTCCTAACTAGTTAGAAGTTTTATAATAGGCAATTATGATGACAAATACATTAAACGCTCGTCGTTTCTTCTCCTAACGAGACCGGGAAAGACCCTACCAGCAGCCTTAGTCCAAAGCATAAAGCTCTCAGCAGCACCCTCAAAATCACCTCTGTTATGTTTCATCCTGACGGACGATTTTTGTAGATTTCCTAACCCAACATTGAAGCTAAACGATACCAATGCGTCAAAACGAGACTGGCTAAGATTACGGGGGCATAACCTTCTGACACCAGCCTCAAACCTTGCAAGATCAGCTTGGAGAATCTCATCGATTTCCTCGTTAGAAAACTTCCTAAAATGCTCTATACGCAATGGATATTGCAGACGGTCTTGAAACTTTAGCCGTATCTGCTCAGGATAAAGCACATGACCTACACCTACTGTCCATAACCCAGCAGGACAGCGATAAGGCGTATTCTTTACCCCTTCATGGTGCTTAATCTGCTTTAAGGCTTTCTCGCTAATCATTTGCCAAAAGCCCGACCACCAAAATGAAAGGAAATTATCGCTGCGAACAAAGCCTGAGTTTCATCATCCCACAGCATATCGGCAAGCTCTTTGAAGTCTGCTCCACGTTGCCAGCCATAGGCAAACAAGCCAATATCAATCGCCACCAATAGGAAGAAAAAGCCGAACGTAATAACAGGACGGACACTAGCCCGGAGATTCTTCATCCAGCGGCTAGTACCCTCATTTAGACTCATATCGTGGGCATAGATAGCTTGCATCTCAGCCTGTTGAGCAGCCATTAGAGCAATATTCTGGTCTGATGTAGTCTGAGTCTTGATCTCGTCTAAACGAATCTCCTCGATCCTCTGTTGAGCCATAAAGCCCTCTTTCGCTAGGGCTAACTCTCGCTCAGTCTGTACCTTGGCTAACTCTAGCTCATGTTTCTTGTCGGACTTATCCTGAAAGAAATCAAGAATTTTGGGCAATCCACCCATTAGGAACGATAGAAACGTAGACAATAGGGTTAACATTAACTTCCTCCTTGCTTAAACATCCAGACAATACCGTAAATTAGCAATCCTGAAACTATAGTACCTAGTATCACAGCAAAGGCACTTTCCATGAATTGCCATTGTTTAGCCTTCTTGCGTTTAATAGCCATCTCAGCGGCTTTTTCATGTAAACGCGCCTCCATAGCAGATCGTCTACGCTCATCACGCAAAGCCTCTAGCCGAGACATATACTCGTCGTATAGCCCCGGCTCTTGGAATTGGTAGGTAAACATTTCGCGGAGTTCAACGTAGAAGTTACGTAACTCACGCTCTGCCATCATCGCCTCAATCACCATTTCGTGATCCGACTTGCCAGACTCTTTGGCAACAGCGATATTTTCTTCAATCTTATGAGCAGCAGAAAAAAAGGAGCCTAAAGCTCCTATAGAGTCAGCTACGCCTTTGCCAGCTTCTGCACAGGCTCTTATCTCATCGACGGCCTCTTTAGCTAGTTCTAATGCCCCCTTAACGCCAGAGACAACGGCTTTTGCTGTAACTATACCAGCCGTTATTGTGACTGGATCAAGCATTTACCCACCAAACATTTTCTTGAGGAATAGGGTAATACCTGAACCAATCGCACCAGCAGCTAACAGTAAGACGTACATACCACCTTTACCCTGATTGATAGAGGCATTAACCTGAGCCATTTCCTGACGCAGTAGGTGGATTTCGTGCGTTAGATTGCGGACATCAGCCTGAAGCGCACCAAACTCTTGAGGATCGATTTCTGACATAATTTACTCAAACAAAGTTTTAATAGCACCTAGACCACCAATACCAACGACGATTTGAGAGAATAAGTTTTCCATGTTATTCGTACAGAATGTTAATAGTTCCAGCATCAAATGTATTTGTGCCTGTTACCGTGACTCGTACACGATCTAATGTACCTGATAGTGACACAGTTCCGGCTGTAAATGCCATAACAGTAGATGCTCGTCTGTAGGTTCCAGAAGCCACCCAAATATTTGACGAGACGTTTGTTAGAACTACATGACCTGAAATAGCGTCACTAGACGCACCAGCCAACATAATGAAGCCGGATGTTGAACTTGTGGCGTTAGTAGAACCGCCTGTCGTAAACAATGCAGTCGTGGACGTATAACCGCTAGTTGTAAAGCTACTTGCTCCTATCTGCACCAGAATATTATCGGTTCCGCTAAGGCTTATATCGCTAAACATTACCGTAATGCGTCTTACGGTTGAGGCCAAACTGGTAGATAGATCAATAGTGCTACCAGATACGCTAGGAGCAGTTCCACGAGTTAATGCAGCAAATGTTACCGCGCCTGTATTTCCGTTAAAACTGGTAACACCATCATTAGCAATAGTTGGGTTGCCTGATACACCATCACCGTTAGTAACAGTAATACCAGTACCAGCAGTAATCGTTCTGTTTGTTACGGTCAAAGCACCTGTACGAGTAACGATGCCGTTACCAGAAGTATCAGGCAATGCCACATCCTTAACAAAGGCTGTAGTAGCGACCTTAGTAGAGTCATCCGTAGAGGATTGCGTCGTAGCAGTCGCAGACCCACCTAGAATTACTGAGTTTGAGAACGTAGCAGTACCAGAAACACTTAAGCCACCGCCAACGGTAAAGCTATCCCCATCAGTACCTGACTGCATATCCTTCAATTGAGCCATTAGCTCACGGATAGCGTTATTGATACCACTAGGCGCACATCCTTCAGCAATGTTAATGCCGCCAATGTCTAAATTATTCGCAGCAGTTGAGGAATACTCACTAACTTTATTCTTAGCCATGATTTGCAAACTCCCCTCTGTACTTGTTTCTTGCCTCTATTGCAACCAATTCAGCAAGTTCTAAATCATCATAATATCCAACAGTCTTTTTA